AGTGAAAAAGGATAATCTTCTGGAAATGTAAATCTAAACATGTAATTTCCATATCTATAAGGAGAATCTTCGTCCCCAATTATTAGTGCGTATCCAGTTAATAAATCATCTTCGCTATGCTTGTAATATATATTATTATTAGTGTCAGAATATTTCATCATTTCTTTAATGTCCTTTATTAATCTAGATCGTGTTGATTTAGCCAAAGACGACATTTCTCCATATATTACAACTGAAATTTTATATAGTTTTATAGTATATATAATGAACGAAAGACCCGCCAAAAGAGGAAGAGAAATGACTGAGGAGACCGATAATTATGCAGCAGACTTGAGAAAAATATTAAGTAGTGCGTTCCAAGCAGGAGTAATCAGAATGGGTAAAATGAAACTCTTAATCCAACGTGCATATAATAAAAGGGATGATGAACTAGAAAACCTTGAACGTACTATGGACGCCACATACCAACAACTACATGCCTTTTCTACTATGTATCCAGGGATAATTATTCAAAGTGATAATAAAGAAGAACTTTACGACTCAATAAGTGCTGCGCTATTAAACACCCAGGGTCCATCAGGCCAAGGATTTGTGGATGGAACTGAAGGTATGAGTCAAGGTAGCCGTTTTAGTGGCGCAGCAACAACAGCACATCTACAAAGATTATATATCGCATTATATCAACTACGGCATCCTGATGCACCGGTACCACATGATATTATCAATCCGGGACGTAACAACGCCCCATTAGTTTATCTTGCCTACGTGCTTTTACATGGAACTGACGAGGATGTTTGTCATAATGCGCTAATAACTCGTTTAGGAGAAACAATTACAAAAGAAACAGCAATAGAAGAAATGACAACATGTTCGGCTACAGCTCCACCCGCGGGCCCACCAGCACAGTTTCCTCCTGCCGTCCCATCTAGTTTTTATCCTCCTGCGCCGCAACTTAGAGCGCTTACTAGTCAACAAGTCGCGGAACGTATGAAGAGTCCAGACTATACTGACAAAAGTCCAAGTATTTTCGCACGTGAACCAGCAGCCTCAGCAGACTCAACCACGCAAGCGGTCCCAACTGCACCCAGACGCGCATCAGCGCCCCCAACTGCACCCAGACGCACACCATCCAGATCCACAACCAGAGGCGCACCCATGGATACGTCACGCGGAGGAGGCAGAAAACGATCAAAAAAAGGCAAAATCACAAAGGGTAAATGTAAATACAGTTACAAATGCAAACCACAGAAAAAGAAGCAATTATGTACTTACACTTACAAATGCCCTAGCAAAAAGTCTAAGACCGGTTCTAAACAAGGCAAATGTAAATACACATATAAATGCAAAGCCCACAAAAAAAGAAAGTTATGTAAATACACCTACAAGTGCGGTAAAAAGGGGTTCAAACCATATCATTATATAGTCACTGATGTCAAAAAGAAAGCCTAAGAATTTCATATATTAGTATTATTTGAAATAAAATTTCAAATTATAAAAATCAACGGGATTTATGCTCATAAGTTTCCCATTTTTTTCGATTAGTATATTTAAAATTGAATTAAAAATATCTTATGTATAGATATTAACAGAAACATGACATTTAAACAACTACTACAATCATTATTCAGAAAGAATCAATCTGAAATAACACATACTAGAATTAAAAGCGAACAGCACAAAGTTACAGGTGGTTCTTATACTATTCTTGATAATGATTTGTTAAACTTTCATAAAGAATATTATAAACATGTGATTAAAAAAGGCGAAGTCGAATATTTGACTGAATATCAGCAAAAAGATTGTGGTCCTGTTTGTATTGATTTCGATTTCAGGTATGATTTAAATAAAATAGACAGTCGACAACATAGCGATGATGATATTGGTCTTTATTGTGCATTATTATTGGACGAACTCAAAAAATTAACAATATGCAACAAGAAATTCACTATATACATATTTGAAAAGGACACGGTAAACATATGTAAAGACGATGGAGTAACAAAAGATGGTATTCACATTATTATTGGTGTCAATGTCAACAAAGAAATATGTACATATATTCGAAATGGATTTTTAGAAAGTATCCAAAAACACTCAGATTTACCACTAATGAATACTTGGGAAAAAGTATATGATGAAGGTATTGCAAATAAATCTACTCCTTGGCAATTATACGGTTCTTTAAAACCTGGTAACAAACCATATAAATTAAAAAAGATGCTGGAAGTACATTATGACAAAGATATGGATGAATTTGATTCTGAACCCCAACCAGTTCCAGCCAATAAAGATATGCCTTTCGAACTTTTTCAAAGACTATCTGTTCAATACACTGAACATCCAAAACTCGAAAACACCCAACTCACAAACAAACTTATCGAATCACATAAATCTAAACCCAAAAAGAAACTCAACATGACTGTTAAACAAATAAATATAGACGATGTATTACAAGTTAAAAACGAAATGGAACTTGACTTAAAAATTACCGAAATGATAGATTCGCTCGAGACACATGAATTTTATATTAAAGAATGTCATTTATACACCCTCATTTTACCATCATCTTATTATGAAAGTGGTTCTTATGATAAATGGATCAAGGTAGCAATGGCATTAAATGCTACCGATCCCAGACTATTTTTAACCTTCATAAAACTAAGTAGTAAAGCATCTAACTTTAATTTTGATAACATCGATGACTTGAAAACGCGATGGGATTCATTAGACCCTCACAGTTTAACGTGGAAATCTATTCGGTATTGGGCTCAAATCGATGCACCAGAAGAAGACTTCAACAAAGTAAAACATGTTTCCATTTCAAATGAGATTGAACAAAGTATTGATCCTAGCAAAGAAGTGAATGATCACGAGATCGCGAAAGTTGTTCAATGTTTGTACAAAGATAAATATATGTGTGTTAGCATCAAAAAAAATGTATGGTTTGAATTTAAAGGACATAAATGGTGTGAAATTGAAGCAGGTAGCACATTAAGAATGAGACTATCAGAAGAGGTATACAATCTATATTTTCAACACCTAAAAGATTTGTCCAGTCAGTTTGGTGTAAATGATGACGACGAGCTTATGACCAAGAAAAATCAAACACGATTAAAGAATTGCGCTAGCATTTGCACTAAACTAAGAAACACACAACCGAAAAACAACATCATGCGTGAAGTTCAAGAAATGTTTTTCGATCCACATTTCGAAGAAAACTTGAATAATAACCCATTGTTATTATGCTTTAATAATGGCGTTTTTGATTTCAATGAAAATGAATTTAGAGAAGGCCGGTGCAGCGACTATATAACCAAATGTACAAAAATCAATTACATACCAATAAACGAATGTGATACAAAAATCATAGATGAAGTAAATGATTTTATGGAAAAACTATTTCCTGTAGATGATCTGAGAAGATATATGTGGGATCACTTAGCGTCAACATTACACGGAACAAATGTAAATCAAACATTTAATATGTATATTGGCTCTGGTCGTAATGGTAAATCTAAATTGGTAGAATTAATGACACAATGTTTAGGTGATTACAAAGGTACCCTACCAGTCACTGCTGTTACAGGAGGAAGGGCGAAAGCCGGTCAAGTGAGTCCAGAACTTGTTCAATTACAAGGGGTCAGATACGCCGTAATGCAAGAACCGTCTAAAGGTGATAAAATTATCGAAGGTCCACTAAAAGAATACACTGGTGGTGATCCAATCACTTGTAGAGGATTGTACAAAGATACCATCACATTTCAACCTCAGTTTAAATTGGTAGTATGTTTAAATACACTATTAGATGTTCCAAGTAATGATGATGGTACATGGCGTCGTATTCGCGTTTGTGAATTTTTAGCTAAATTCAAAGAAAAAGAAAATATTGATGACGATCCTGAAGAACCTTATCAATTTGAAGTCGACAAAAAATTAGATTCGAAATTTCCATTGTGGAAAGAAGTATTTATGTCAATGTTGATAGAACGTGTAAAAACAACTCAAGGTATAGTAGATGATTGTGAAAGAGTTCTAGCAAAGAGTGGCGAATATAGAAATTCGCAAGATTATCTTGATGGTTATGTTAAAGAAAGAATCGAGAAAACAGATGAAACAAAATTCATTATTTGGAGCGAGGTACAAGAAGATTTTAAAGATTGGTATATCAGTTTATACGGTGGTAAAGTCCCAAAAGGACAAGAATTGAAAGATTATATGAATAAAAAGTTCGGAAAACCACAGCGAATTTTAGATGGTGAAAAAAGAAAACAAGGATGGGTTGGAATTAGTATTAAATCAGATGACGGCGAAGACACGTTTTAAAACCATTGTGCTTTTATTATGATTGTGGCTGAGGAGTTGTTGATGATATTGGTGTTGGCTGGGCTGCAGGTGTTATTCTATTTAATCCATCACTTACCTGGTCCGATATTGTATTAACTGAACTACTTACTGTTTCTCCAATATTTCCTACTGTATTAGAAACTGTTCCTACAGCATCGGTTACATTATTTTTTACACTATCAACACCATCAGATAAAGAAGAAACTCCATCATTTAATGTGTCTCTAGATGTTTCTATTATACCGCTACTATAATCAACTGCATTATCTATAACTGATTTTGTATAATCAGTTGCATCAGATAAGGGCACATCATATGTTGTATTAAATAACATTAACGATAATAACGGAACGAGGAAAGATACTGTAGCTATCAATACTAATTTAAGATATGATAATAATTGTGTTGTTGAATCTGTATATTTCAAAGAATTCATAACATCTTTGAATTGTATTACAATGAACATTGAAATATATTTGTAAAAAATACCATAACCTATAAAAAATATCAAAAATGCAATATGCGAAAGTTTAATTTTATCAAAATTGTACATCAACGACAAAATACTTATTAACAAAAGAAAAATATATATGTACTGAAGTGCACTATTTTGATTTTCAGCGCTAATTATATTATTTTTTACTTGATCCTCTAGCAATTCATATTTACTTGTTTTATCTTCGTTTTCTTTTATAAAAATAGCGTGTTTACTTAAATTATCGCCGGCATCATTTAATACTAACGAACTACTACTGAATTGTAGTACAGAACCACCTACATCTGTTCCTAATGCGTTAATAGTTGGATCATAATAAATTATTTTTACAACATTATCATAAACTAAAAAAATGGGCGAAGTATTCTCATCCTCTAAATTACCTATAATTTCTTTTAAATTCGATTCGTTTTCACCTAACACACTAAGTTCAACATTATTGATAAAATCAAAACTGTTTAATTGAGCTATATGTTTCATTTCTGTACTATTCTTTGGACTATCGGTGGTATAAAGCCAATATGAAGAATTATTATTCAAATCATCTGCAATCTTACTAGGGGGGCTTAGACTACCCATATATTTATATTATGTAAATATAAATATATTTATAATCAATCACACTTTGAATTATCTAGAAATAATGTTGTAATTGAACATAATTAAAGATATCACTGCCAATGTAAGCTGACCGTTTGTAAATTTCTGATAGTTATACCTCAATATATCATCAACAATAGTATTTTTATTTCTTTTATAATCGGAAATTTTATTTTTGTTTAAAGATGGATTTTCATATTTGTATTTTAAGTATCCATCTACAACCGAATCTTTATCATAGTCCGTTTCAGTGTGTAAATACGGAGTTTGGTTATCAAGTGATGCATAAATAAAAGACATTCTTAATATATATTATAACCAGATTTTTTATACTACGTATTTACACACAATCTATAATATTTACTTTGAATTCCATTTATAGTATACCGAGTAATCTCACATATTTCATCAGGCTTAATAAAGATAGATAAAGATACTGGATCAAACCTAGAAATCGTAGGTAATTCATTTTTGGGATTGGTAATAGAGTACTTTTCAAAAAAAGCTAATTTCTCCTTTTCTGACAACACTCTATGTTCGGGTACCATTTTATGTTCTTGGATATTGAAAAACAATCGTTTAATATTGTAAATTATAAAACATACATTTTCTTCAGCATAAATTTGTTTTACAGTATCCTGAACACTTGCATTTGGTTCGCTGTCAACTATGAGTATTATAATATTAGCATTTGGATCAAATCCATCTTCAGTGAAAAGTTCTAATGTAATATTTTGTAGCATGTTGGCTTTAATCGTCTTATTCAAAAAATACTTAATGATTGCAGTATTTCCATTATCACTAGATACAGTAAAATCTAGTTCATTATGCGTCTCCATATAATAAATTTCACTTAATGTATTTTCATATGAAGTTACATTATATCCACCCTTGATAAGTTGTTTAAGTAAATTTTTTCTAGACGTATGTATTTCAGTAATATTATTCGTAAATACTTCACTCATAGTTTATATAATTATTCAGAATATTTTTTAATTCAATTTTATTGTTTTTATAGATCCACTAATTGGCTTTGTTTCGTTATTTTCATCATCATTGTCTTGTTGTCCAGCGTTACCACCTTCTTCTTGAGAAGAATCCTCTTTTTTAACAACACTAGCTATTTCTTCATTCTGTGATAATATTTGTTCACTGGAGTCGTTACCAATATTTACATTATTGTTATTAATTATTATGTTATTATCTTTTACAAAATGCATTATATCATCGATGGATACTGTCAAAAATACAGGTGTCCTATATGTTTGATCTGATTTATTCAAAATTTTCTCTTGTATCACAGAGTTTGGTGGTAAATCTTGATGGTCGCTCAAATTACCCATAAGTAATGTAAAAATGATGATATTATCGCGTTTCTTTAAATTATCTATTTCTTTTATTTTCCATGGGCGTGGTGATTTAGAAGGTTTATGAATAACAGTATCACCTACGTTGAAAACATTATGCTGGACAATGGATTCATTTAAATTATAATAATCGTCGTTCATTTCTTCTTCTGGTTCAAGTTCTGCATCCATGTCACTTATTTCATTATTACCAGAACTTGGTTTAATTGATTCAGCATTAGTTATATATTTTAGTTGTTCACTAATCTTTTTACCAGATATTGAGTAAGAATTTGATTTCTTTGTTGTTAAACATTCTACATTATCTGACGTAATAATACGCATTTGAACATTTATAGTAGTTAATTCTTGCATTAATAGCTTCAAAGAATAAGGTATCTGTATAATACTAAATTCTTTACCAAATTTAGTTGTATATGATTTATAATAGTTAGAATTCATTAAATCAATATCGTCAAAAGTTATAGGACCGTCTACATATGGACTGAATAAAATGTCCTTTGATGAATTACATATAGCAATTGTACCAGAATGATTACATATTGCTAAATAATATTTGTCTCCTCTGTCAACCATCGAATTCTTTAAAAAAGTCATTATACCGTGCGAAACTAATGCGTCGCGCTCCATTTCGCCAATACGTAATCCACCATCATTAGCTCTACCTTGCACAGTTTGGCGTGTAAGACTTTCCCTAGGTTCTCCCGCACGATGATTTATTTTATCTTTTACCATATGTTTTAGTCTCATGTAGTATGTAGGGCCAATAAATATATCTGTTTCTATTTCATTTCCAGTAAGCCCATCATATAATACTTCGTTTCCGTACGAATGAAAACCTTTGTTTGTTAAAACTTTTCGGAAATTATCCATACCAGTATTTTCAAAAGCAGTACAATCAGCAAAACTTCCCAACAAAGCAGACCCTTTTCCTGTAATTGTCTCTATTAATTGTCCTATTGTCATTCTCGACGGTAGAGCATGCGGATTTATAATAATATCAGGTCGAAGGCCATTTGATGTAAATGGCATATCTTGTTCCGATATTATCAGTCCAACAGTTCCTTTTTGACCACATCGAGAACAAAACTTATCACCTATACTAGGTATTCGCTCTTCTCGAATACGTACTTTACAATTACGATAGCCAACTCCGTTGTTTGAAACGAATACTTTATCAACAACACCCAGTTGGCCTTTTTTAACTTTAGTTGATTTATTAATTATACTGTCATCTACTTTTGTAACCTTACCTATAATGGCAACTTTGTCATGAACACGTGTTTCTTCTTTAATAAAACCATTTTCATCCAAATTATGATATTCGAATCCTAATAGATTATTTTCCAAATTTTCATATTGTTCAATATTTGAAAAGGTAGTTGATGATTTTATTACATCATTTTCAACAGTAACTTCTTCTTTATCATCATATGTAGAAAAGTATGTGGTTCTAAATAACCCCCTATCTATCGATGCCCCATTAAACAAAATAGAATCTTCTACGTTATAGCCATTATAAGACATTATTGCAACAATCACGTTCTCCCCATATGGATGTTCCTCATTATTTATATATTTCATATATCTTGATTTCACTAATGGTATTTGACCATAATTTAGTATTACAGACATCTTATCTGTACGATATTGATAATTAGAACTATACAACGAAATCGCTTGTTTACTTTGACCACAAGAAAACAAATCTCTTGATACTGGATTATGATTTGGATATATTACCTGATTCCCCATTATTCCCAACATCAACGATGGGTGAATTTCCATATGTGTGTACTTCTTTGAAAATGCAAAATCATAAGTATTTATAAAAGATGTATTCATAACAGACGAATCTATATATTCTATAATTCCTTGTTCCTTTTCCATATCCTTCAATGCAGTTTTCGACGAACCGTATATGTCAAGGACCTTCAATATTTCAGTGTAATTAATGTTAGTATTTTCTTTCGAAAATACTTTTCCATTAACCATATCTATCCACTTCATTCCTTTGTATTTATCAAGAGCGTCAATATAACTTGGCTTATTGTCGTCTGATATGTGATATATTGGTCTTAGTAATCTACCAGAATCGCAAAACACTTCTATTGTATTATCTTTAATATTAAAAGCTATTGTCGAATATAACGGAATTAATCCATTTCTTTTATACACATTAAACTTTTTACACAATTCAAATGGACTTTTACTTATACCGATCCATGATCCATTAACAAAAACCTTACTCTCCCTTTCTGCCTCAAATAATGTTATTTGAATCAAAGGAATTATTCCGTTATTTTCTAACCATTTTACCATATCTACAATCGATGTAGAATTCGATATCACTGTGGAAATCGCCATATACTTATGCAACCCAATATGACCACCGTCTGGTGTATCTACAGGATCAATTAATCCGAATTGTGAACTATGTAACAACCTTGGCGCCACAATCTTCGCGGTTGGATCTAGGGGTCAATTCAACTTTCTACAATGAGCCACAACCGAATTAAAAGATAATCTGTTTAAATCTTGTACTATACCTTCTTTACTTGTGTAGGTTTTGGAACCCCACTGTCCTTTGAACGCCTTCATCAACCCAGCCTGTACAATAAATCCCTTTTCTTTGAAAAAGCTTATATAATTATTTTCAATTAAATTAGTGAAATCTTCGCCTTCATAAATGTTACCTTTTTCTTTGAAATAATATTCTTTATCAAATCGTTTTCTCACTTCTGCAATCATTTCTTGATAATATTCGCGGAACAAATCATTCAGTAAAGAACCTGTAGTTTCAATGCGTTTACATTTAAAACTGTCTCTATCGGTTGGTTTATCTACATCTTTCATAACTCTAAGTAATTTAAAAACCATGTGTCCTAAGAAAAATGACTTTTGAGTAAAATGCAACTCTCCCATATGAGGAATGAAGTAATTAATTAAAATATCCATCGTAGATGGTATTGTTTTGTGCTTTGTAAATGTAGATATGTACTTAATAGCATTTTCTTGAGTAAATATATGGCCTGCATCATGAATAGAAGGCAAAAATAATTCAATGTAATCTTTATACTTTTCCATATTTAACAAGCATCTATGTATAATGTCCTTGTCTGATATTACACCAAGTGCTCTGAACACAATAAATAATGGTATAGGAGAACGAACATTTGGAATCAATACTACAATATTATTGTTCGATTTAGTTGCACTTGGTTTTACTATCCTTACAGACGTTGTACGTATTGGTTTTGATGTATTTTCTGAAACAGATCTAATTTCTGCACCGTAACTATATTCGTCACTTACATTTTCTTTCACATAAATAGCATTGTTCGCAAACTGTTCCTGACAAACAACGACCTTTTCTTTTCCGTCAATTATAAAATACCCCCCTTTATCATTCACACATTCTCCACTATTAAATCTTGCTTGAGGTGTTAATTTCTTCAATATACACATATCTGAATGCAACATTATCGGAAACATACCTAAAGCTACTTTTTGCAACGTTAACTCCTTTTTTATCACAGTTCCCTCTACATTTATTTCAAAGGATACATCAATGTCGTAATAAATATTGAATCCATATGTTTTATTTCTTAATCGAGCCTCATTCGGAAACATTATATGGTCGTTTTCATTATTATATAATACGGGTTTCCCGTAGTATAATTTCGATCCATCTCTACCCCCAATATACATAAAACACTTGAGATTATAATCATTTATCATTGGATCTTTATTGAAATCTTTAAATATTGTCAAAGGATTATTGTCCTTCAAAACATTTTTTATTTTTTCAGAAAAAAAGTTATTGTAAGACGTTAAATGATGGTTTACTAAATGATTATAATCATTAGTAAACATTTTATCAATAACAGTCCATGCAATTTTGTTATGCTCTTTTTGATTTATCATTAATATACTATATATTTAGATTGTATTTATACTTTTTATAAATCATACTAAGACAAATAAAAAAGAAGAAAGTAAATGCTGTGAGCAATTGTAATAAGAGGTAATAGAAAAACTATGACCCATGAGACATTTTCAAAACCAAGTTGAAACAACAGTTCAATAATACACGTAGATGTAAATATCTCTAAAAATATGAAAAAAAGGGATCTTGTTGATAAAGATAAAGTTATCAAGGTATATGTAATTCCTAAAGTAAGAAACGAAACACTTTGATTACTTAGACCCAATTGTATTGCTGATATAATGACAGTAAAACACGCCACAAAATATCCTATTAATGTTATATTATCAACTGTTAATT